AACACCGCGCTGGAGCCAACGGCGGCTGCTCCTTGCATTGAGATTTCAGTGATATTCATAGGTTTTTGTTTTTCGCGCCGTGGCTCAGCTTTGGATCGTTCGGCGTCTTTGCGATGCCGCTCAGTAAATCGTATTCGACCTGGTTTCCGAACACCTCCCAGCCAGGTCGTTTCAGCCGAGAGAACATTTCGAGTTTTGGCACGTCTGGATACCACTCCGCGATTTTGTCGCGCACATAGTCCGGTTTCGAGCTATGGCTTCCACGCGGCGAGCGGATCACGCTTGAGATTCGCAGCGGTTGCGGTGGCGGCGAGACGTTGCCGCGAGTTCCGACCATCAGGATTTCATGCTGGCCTCTGAACCAGTAGCCCATCCCGACTTTTACCTTGTCCCAGACGGCTTGCGTTTTGTAGCGGAATCCCCACGCCTTCATCACTTCCAGCGCGACTTCCAGCCGTGGCGCACACGCCCACAGGTAGAGGATGCAGTCTTTTGCGGCTGGCACTTGCAGGGCGCATATTTCCTCATCGCTCATTGTCGGGTAGTGGTTTTCGATCCGTCTGTTTGGCGTGGCGTTATCGTAGCGCCACGGCGGGTCGGCGTAGATCACACCAAAAGACGCCGAACAAATCGCTGCACCCGCAATGACTACTGCGGCGGGCAGTTTGGCGGATTCGGGCATCGTAGGCGCAGTAGTCATGGGGTGAGCTTGGCGTTGGGCAGCCGGAGTGCGCGCTGGGTTTTCGCACGGTTCTTTTGAGCCTTCCGAAGTCTCGCCGTGCGCTTGGCGATTTCGGCTGGCGAGTATTTCTTTGGCACGCCAGCGGCCATCTTGCCGAGTTGTGAGGCGGGATTGCTCATTCGAGTTCTTGGTTGTGGCCGATATACATCGGGCTGGCCTTGTGGAAGGCGTGAATCATTTGCTTGGCCTCATCCTTCGTTTGAGCCTTCCCGACCACGCGACCGGAGCAGGTTGTTACCACGATTCCATCCGGCCAGACCGTCGCCGTCCAGCCGCGCTGCGCGGACTTCGGCGCATACGCCTTCATGTGGAATTGGTTCGATGCAGGCGTGCCAGCGAGACAGGTTGCCATCGTGTTTTGTTTGGTCAGTTTTATTTTCATGCCCACAGCATATTCCACATAACCGCTTGTGTCAAACATTTATTTGATTTATTTTCAGCCTCACAGAAGCCTTGGTTTTATTAGCGTTTCAGGCCGGCCTGCCCAACAAGCTGCTGGAGGCAACGGCGGTTGTGCGCGTCATTTGCAATCCACGCCCCCAGTCCGCCGCGCCTCAGCAGCGGCGTTAGGATGCCCAGCCACCATTATGTTCCAAATTGATTTACATTTTTCTGGGGTTTCTCCAAAGGCAGATTCAAGGCCACACTTTGGGCAGTATGTGTGCCACTGCCGAGTCTCAGGTTTTATGCCGCAGGTTGGGCATCCTAACAAATCGCTGGAACCAACGGCGGGAGTCCCTTGCGTTCGTTTGTCAGTTGAAAATAGGTCAGTCATATTTATTCGCCGCCGTGGTTCAGCTTTGGGTTGTGCCCGATTGAGCGTCTTGCGATTTGGAGCAGCCATTCAGCGAAAGCAACGGGCGTGTGTTCTCGTTCTGATGTTGGCAGTCTTTTCTTGTGAGCATTTCGGCTCGTCGTTTTGTTGTGAGCTTTGATGCAGTGAGTTCTCGGATCGTATCGCACCAGATGCGCCGGTATTTCTTCTTGCGGCGTGCCGACGATGTAGAGCCATGTCATTTTGTTTGCACGATGCCCCCACCATCTTTGATCCACGGCGATTGTATATCCGCCCCACTTGTCGGGACGTGCGCCGGGTTTCGGAAGCGGTATCGCTTTCCAGAGTCGGCTCATTTCTGGATGTTCTAGCACGCCGCCATTTGCCCTGACTTTTTCGACAGCCCACAGAGCCAGTTCTTTTTCTCCGGGTTCTGGGTTTGCGAAGTGAGCGAGTTTTGCCCATGCGCGGCACGGCGGGTGCGCGATTACCGGAGTTCCAGCCACGAATGTTTTTGCATCGCGTGTTTTGTCATACACGTCGCAGGCTGGCAGAGATTTGTAGATGGAGTCTTGTCTGGCGAATAGCACAGAGACGGGCACAACAAATCGCTGGACACGAATGGCTAGTGTCCCGGCAGTTTGGTCGCTGGTCTTGCGCTCCATCGTTGTTGGTTGTTCAGAGTTCATTTTACGCACCCGCCATCGGTCAGCTTTGCGTTCGCTGGCTTCCACGTTAAAATCCTTTTCCAGGCCGTCCGCGGTGGCCAACCGTTTCTAAATGCTCCAGTTCCGCCAGCGCCGAGTATTTCACCAGGTCAATAAAATCCTTGCTCGCGCCCGTGCCGCCGCTGCGCCCCGTGTAATTCTCCAGGCACCAGATCACCTGCCGGCATTCCTCGCTCACGAACAATCGCGGCTGGTTCACCCCCGGCATCTGGTCTTCCCCCGCGCCCACCGCACCCAGCCCATCACCACCCAATAGCCCGTTCAGCAGCGTGATCCCCTCGTCCGCCTCCTCCGCGTTGGAGCGTCTGGACGTCGGCGCATCGTTCAGCTCCATCGCCGGCGCGATGCGCTCGCCCGTCTTCGCGTCCAGTTGTTCCGCCTCAAACAGATCATAAAGCGTCACCCCGCCGCCCGTGCTCACATGCTCATTGTGGATCCCGCGTGGATCGCCATACCGCGCCGCAATCTCCTCGCGCAACTCCAAAAGATTCTCCCCGCCCCGCATCGCCTGCCGTATCCGCTTCTGCCAATACAAATCCGGCACGTCTCTTGTCAGCACGGTTTCCAATGTGGTTTCATTCCAGGGCACGGCACGGTTCCCCAGCAGCATCGCTGGCACGGCGATCAACTCCTGCCGCAAAATTTCATTCTTATACCGCTCCACGCCCCAGCCCAGCCCCGTCTGCGCCGGCCCCGCATCGCCGTCCCAGCCCTTGCGGTTCTGATCGTTCACTTCCCGCTCCGTCGTCACCGCCCATTCGCCGTAGGTCGGCATGTCCGGCCATTCCCGGTAGAGATACCAGCTCACCGGCCGCGTCGGCACCGCCCGGATCCAGATCATCGGGAAATTCCGCGTCCCGTGCGGGTCAAAGAAAAAGTAATTCGTCCCCGTCGCCGGGATTTGCGACCGCTTCACGATGTTCAACGGCCCGAAGTTCGGGAACGCCCGCGCGATGCTGTCCCGCGCATAACCGTAGGCCACCCGCTCGATATACTCCGTCGTCTTCCCCGCGCACAGCGCCGCGATCTCGTCGTAATACGTCCGCCCCGCGCCCGGGCCGAACCGGTTGAAGATCGTGTGGAAATAGATCGCCTTCGCCCCCGGCATCACGCACTGGCGGATGTAGGGCATGTGGCCCTTGGCGATGTCTGGAAAATTCTGGCCCGGCAGCAGCTCGCTCGGCCGGCTTTGCAGCGTGCGTGCCGCCTTGCCCACCATCTCCTTGATCGCCGGCGTGATGCCCTTCACCGGTGTGAACGGCCACAGCAGTTTCGCCTGGCGGAACTTCACGCGACGCGCGAACATCTTCAGCCATGCCAGCGGCATGGATTCATCCGGCACCGCCCCGATGTTCGGACACGCCGTCCGTCCCTGCGCCCGCCACGCGGAGAGGTCAACCGGCTCAAATTCCTTGTCCAGCGCGCCGGTGGCATCTTTTAACGCCTCCGTCAATCGTTGGCTCACCGCGTGATACACGTCCATTGGAGCGCCCCATTCCCATCCTTCAAAATCCGTCGTCTCCTGGTTGTAGGTCAGGAAATAAATCTGGCTGCCGTTCGGGAAAATCACCTTGCCGTCCGCAAACCCGTTCTTCTGCGTGTGGTTGATGTTTGTGATCGCGCTGCCCCGCTTCCCGTTCAGATGTTCGAAATGGCGGCGGATGTAATACCACCCCAGCTCCTGCACCGTCGCGATGCTCGACTCCAGCGATTCTGAACAGATCGCCACGCGCGAATTCGGGAACAACAGCGCGCTTTCCACCGCCCGCTTCACCGCATACCACGTCTTCTGCGCCCGGTTCCCGCCAAAGATTCCCAGCAGGTAGCAACCCTCCGCTTCTATCAACAGCTTGTCCGCGTCCGACCACGTCTCCGCCTCAAACGTCCAGTTCAACGGATCCATTTTCTCAAACGCAATCCTTTCCTGTCTCCGTTGCAGTTGTGTGATGAATCGTTCCTGACCGTCTGGCGTCGCCATCAACGCCTGCACCTGCGCCAATGTCGGCAGCTTCAAAATCGGATGCGCCGACACCTCCAGCTTCTCATACAACGCCTTCAGCTCCGCCTCACCAAATCTCGGCGCAGCGGCTGGCGTTCTGGATGTCTGGACGGTTTCCATTATTTTATTCGATCTCTGATTTCAAAGTCTAAAAGTTTCGACATCGGCACGTTTGCCGCCAAGCTAATCTTGCTTAATTCCCTCAATGCCTCAAAATAACGCTGTGCCATTTTCCCTTGTTTAGTCCTCAAATCTTCGCGGGAATTCGGATTCATTGGAACTGCTGGTCTATCTCGAAAAATCAGTTCGCAAGCAGCCAGAGAAATAACGAAAATGTTGGCGGGCACGCGCTCGCGCGGACGCGGAGGAGGCGCGACGTAGCCCGGTGTGTATTCAATTGACAGTGTCATAGTGGCTAAACCTTCTTCCTTCTGCGTCTCGGTGTCTCTGTGGCAGGTTTCAAAATCGGCTCCGTCAGATTGCACAGATCCGTCGCCGCCACCGCCAGCCGGTTGCTCATCTCCAGCAACTCCATCGCATCCGCCTTCGTATGGTTCGGCGTCCGCAGCAATTCCTCCGATTTCGCCCGCGCACGCCCGCTCGCGCTATACGCCGCCTGCTTCGCTTCATTGATCGTCATAATGTTCCTTTCGTTTTAGCGGATATACTCCGCGATTTCTTCTCCCTCTCCGCTCTGGGGAGAGGTCCGGGGTGAGGTGTCCCCGCCGTTCACTGCATCCCGCATCTGCTGAAACAAACCCTTCGCCATCTCCATCGTCGGCCTCACCCGCACCGGCCGTTCCCCGCTCGCCACTCGCCACTCATCACTCGTCACTGCCCTTTGCGGCACCCACACCACCGTCCACTTATGGCAACGCGGACACTTCGCCGGCGTCCCCGCCTCCTCGGGGATGTTCTCCGCCGGCTTCTCGCACCGCTCGCACCAAAACCCGCTGAACCCCAACGGCACAATCACCCGCGCACTCGCATGGTGGATGTTTTTCAATTTTTCTTTTTGGTTTTGGTTGATCGTCAAAATTTCATCGTATCTGCCACCCGTGCTGCGTCGCATCCACGCAATGTTTCGCGCACACATGACCGATGCACACGCCGGATTGATGCACCTCAAACAGCGGATATTCCCCGCACGTGATGAATCCGCTGCTATGCTTCGACATCACGCCCTCCACCCACTGGCATTTCTTCGGCCTGCGGATCCTCTGTTTTGTTTTATCTGTGCTCATCTGTGAAAATCTGTGGCTAAAATTCAATCCCCCGCCAGCACATCCTCATCGTCAATGACCGACTCGTTTTTAAGCTCCAGCGACTCATCCGATTTCGGCGCCGACGTCCGGTAGGCATCCACAAACCGCGTCCACGGCTTGATGAACACCAGCGTCGCATCCTCCCCGCTCCGTCCCTCGCGCTGCTTCTCCACCGTGCACGTCACGATCGCCAGGTTCTTTTTCCAGAAACCCTTTGCCGTCACACGCCAGTCCTCCGGCACGCTCGTCAGCCGCGGCAGGATGTCTTCGATCCGTTTCACCCACGCCTCGCTTTTCACGTCCGGCTTCCACAAAAACATCACCACGTCCGCGTCCTGCTCGAGCTGGCCCGTGTCCTTCAAGTCGCTCAACCGCGGGCGCCGATGCGTCTCCTTCTCGATCTCCCGGTTCATCTGCGCGCACAGCACCACCGCCACGTTCAATTCCTTCGCCAGCGCCTTCAATCGCATCGAGCACTCCGCCAGCTCGTCGCTCTTGCTCCATTGTTTGTGACGGTTGCGGACATAAAGCAGTTGGAAATAATCAATGAAGATAACGCCCACGTGATGCTGCCGCACCATCCGCCGGCAGCGGATCTCCAGGTCCTCGATGCTCAACCGCGCCGACTCGTCAATGTGGATGTTTAACCCCGCCAGTTGCACCGCCGCGTTCGTCAGCTTCTGCACGTCCGCGTCCGACATGAAGCCGTTCAAAAATTTCGTCATGTCCGAACCCGCGCGCTGAAACAAGGCCCGCGCACCCAGGCTCACCGCCGTCATCTCCAGGCTGAACACCGTGTTCGGCATTTTCTCCACAAGCGCGATGTGCTCCGACATCTGCATGATCAGCGCGCTCTTGCCCGTGCGCGGCCGCGCCGCGATCACGATCAACTGCCCGCGCCCCAGCCCCGGCAAAATGTTGTCCAGATAATTGAACCCCGTCATCGGCCCGATCTTGTGCTTCACCCCGCGCCGGAACTTGTCCAGATATTTCACCTGAACGTCCACGATCACGTCCCGCATCGTCTTCTCCGTCACCTTCAACCCCGTCTCGCACAGCTTGAACAAGTCCGTGGAGACCTGTCCGGTCAGCGTGTCCACATCCCCCTCATACTCGTAAATCCGGCCTGCGACTTCTCCGCACAATGCCAGCCATCGCCGCAACAGCCATTTCTCCCGGACGATTTCAAGGTAGTAGGACAGGTTCGCCGCGCTCGGCACGCTGTCCTGGAGTTGCGAGAGATACGCGATGCCGCCGCACTCTTCCAGCAGTCCGCCGTCTTTCAACCCTTGCTGGACGGAAATCACATCAAGCGGCACACCCTTCTCGCGCAGTCTCACCAGCGTGTTCCAGATCGTCTGATGCCGCAAATCGTAGAACGCATGAAAATCCGTGATGGTCAGTTGCGCTTCGTCCAGACATTCCGACGGCGAGAGCAACACGCAACCCAGCACCCCCATTTCAGCTTCTGGAGAATGCGGCGGCAACCGGTCCAGCTTCATGGGATCGGATGGTGATGCCGCTTTCCTGCGACGCTTCTTCCAGTCATCACCACCCGCTTGGTCTGAAACAGAATCAATCATGGGTTTGTTCAATTATCAGTTCGGCAGATGGCGGGCTAGGATTTTCCGCAGAGCGTTGGCGAGCGCCAGTTCGCAATAGCCGCCGTTGTTTTGTTCCCGGTCAGGATACGTTCCACCCATGAATTGAATCCGCTGGCATGGCGTGCGCTCGTCGCCTTCTGCGAAAATATCTCGAGCGATTTTGTCCGCCAAATCTGCCGAACCACCGCATGAAGCGGACACGATTGCAGCAGGCTCTAAAGGTTTGGTTGCATTCATAGTTTTTTATCAATCGGCGTGCCGCTTATGCGGACGTTGAAAATCATTTCTCATCCTCCACCACCGGCGTGAAATCCCCGCGCCGCTGTTTTTTTTGAATTTTTTGGACCAGCGCCGCCATTTTTTTTAGCTCTTCCTCCTGCTCCTCCGTCCGGTCCTCTTCCAAAATCGCTTCTAGCTCCCGCTTCCGGGTGGAAACAGCCGCAAATTGGTTCGTCAACGCCTTGCGGGCCTCTTCCTTCGAGGCGAAGCCACCATTCTTCTCTATCTTCTTCCCCTTGTCTGTCTGTTTACTGTCTGTCTGTCTGTCTGTAGCAGAATTTTTCCCAGACGGTTCCTGATGGGCGGGAACATGGCGGGAATTTTTCCCAGACGGTTCCTGATGGGCGGGAACATGGCGGGAATTTTTCCCAGACGGTTCCTGATGGGCGGGAATTAATGCCGGTTGCGTCCCGTTCAGATGCGGACATTCAATGTGTTCCACCCAGTTGATTTTGGGCTGTGCAAACCACAGTAACGCCTCCTCAAAGGCCGCGGCGGGTATCGTCGGCAGCAGTGATGACATGTCTTCATAGTCCATCGCCGCACCGCCACGGATCAACCATCCCCGCTCGTTCATCGCGCTCTGGCTCGCCAGCGTCTCGAGCAGCGTCCACATGCCCAGCAGGGCCGCGTTGCGCGGGTGCGGCTCGCGCAGCGTCTTGCCGATGCCAAAGCCTATCAGCTTCGTCTGCTTCGCATACCAGCCCATGAAATCCGTCTTGCGCGTGTCCGCGCGCTCGTATTTCAGATGCCACTGCGTGATGTGCCAGGCCTTAGTCATAATCATCGTGAATACCTCAATCCCAGTTGTCCCTGTCCGCTCGGCCGCTGCAAACTCGCCAGCAGGTCCGTCCGCCGCTGCTCCAGCTTGTTCGTCGGCAGCCCCTCCAGCCACCGCCTGTGCGCATTGCGCGCCGCGTCCGAAGCGAACGGTCCGCTCAACTTCAAAATCTCCTCGATGATCGCCAGTGTGCTCACCAGTGTCCCCTCCGTCGTGGCAACGGTCCTTCTAGATTGAACTTCCGATCCGTCACGCGCCGCGCCCGCAGCGCCATTTTTTTGAGAAACAGGGAATTGTCCCGCACTGTCACGTTCACCAGGTTCATCGGGTTGCCCCCGTCCGCGCCCGGCTCATGGCAGATCAGCAGCCGCGTGTTCACCGCCGGCACAGACCACACCACCAGCTCCGTCAGCCCCTCGGCCCATTTTGGCGGCGCGTTTTTTTGCCATGCCGGTTTCACCGCTGGCGTCGGTGTTGGTTCGCCAGCCCTTTTAGGCTGCAAAATTTTTCGGGTGGCATCAGCCGCCTTCGTCAATACGCTCATCGAGAATCCTTATGGTAATAATTTTTCCCGCCCTGCCACCCATCGGTCATTCGCCGCTGGCCGGTTTGCCGACCCCCGCCCCCCGGTCTGCCATCGCCGTCCGTCCGAACGTCCCGACCGTGTGACGTCGTCATGGCTGTTGACCCTCCGAATTGCCATCTGGCACCGGCTCGCTGGCATCAGAACTGGCATCAGAACTGGCATCAGTCACCGCGCTCGCCATAATTTCCTTCGCTTCCTTCGCTTTCCCGCTTGATTCTAAATCAGCCGCCCACTCGTTCAGCGACTTCACGCTCAACGCCTCCGGCTGCAGCTTCACGCTCGCGCCCACGCTGATCGTCGTCGGCTCGCCCAGCGCCAGCGACCTTTTGTCGAACACAATCCCAAGCGCAGAACTCATAAAATTAGGATGCAACTTCCCGCTGGCCACCGCTTCGTGCAATTTCTCCAGACCGTCCTCGAAGAACTCCTCCATCCGGATGATTGACCTTACCTTAAAGGGGGCTAGTTTTCCCTGCTCGACCAGAATCCCGCGCGCCGCCCGAACCGTGTGCGGCGACACGTGCATCGCCGCCGCCACCTTCTTCACCCCATTCCCCAGGCACAGCAAATCCACCATCCGCTGCACCTTCACGTCATCATCCGTGATGCTCGCGCCGGTGAATTCGTAACGCTTCTCCTTCACCGCCACCAGCCACTCCTGATTCATCGGCAAGTTCGATTCATCAAACAAAAAAGGCGCGCGGGCGTCCTGACGCTGCGCTGCAACCGTTTTGTGTGTGACTCGTGGCATAATTTCAAAAAACCGCGAACCGTCCGAACGCCTGGAACAAACCAATTCGACCGCTTTCATAAATTGTTCCCAGTTGCTGGCTGCTGACCGGGAGAGTTGTAGTCCCACGATCAGCAGCACCTTATTTGCTATTGTCTAAATGAATCTGATAGAAAGAACACAAGGCTGCCCTTTAGCAGCCAGCAACCGGCAACCGGCAAAATCATATCGGCCCACCATTGGGCACCGGCGGCACATCCTGCTCTTGCGCCTGGCGCTGCACCGCATCCGCCAGCAACTTCGACTTCAACTCCAGACTCAACATATCCAGGCAAAAAATAATCTGCGGCATCGGCACTTCCGCCTCACGATTCGCACGCCCGCAAAATTCAGAAAGATGTTCGCCAAAAGTCATAAAATAAATTCGTCAATGGGGTGAAACCCGAACACAGAACAAAAAAGAGAAGCACTCACGCCGCCACCGCCTGCGGTTGAGATTCGAGAAGTTTCTTCACGTCCAACGATTTCAAATAGGAAATCAAAGCCTCGCGCGCCACATCCGCTTCAGAGATGTAACGAGCTTTTGCCTCAATCTGGATGCGTCGTTTAATGGCCTTTGGCAGCCGAAATGTAATCATTTCTTCGTGAACCATGATGCGAATGTAGGATAAACAGTGTTCAACGTCAAGCAAAATAATTAAATTATTATTTTGCTTGACATTTTGAGTGTATGTAAGACAATCGTCTGATGATGAATAAATCAATACCTACGCGGGAAAAACTCATGTCCGATCCCACCATATCGTTTTGGCTAAAAAAAGCGCTGGAGGATTTGGCTAAACGGGACATCTTGGACGCATTACAGGACGCAAACACGCTGCACTTGGTTTTGCAAGAAGACTGGAACCGCATAAAACTGGAAAACGCATGAAAACCTTCACCCCAAAAACAAAATCCATCACCATGAAAACCATGACTCGTAAAACCCAAACCGCCAACTTCATCGGCATCATTCACAAGCTGTGCACCATCGCCGAACGCAGAGTTGACGCATGAATGATACGCCGCCCACGATGCCCGATTTGCAAGCCGACGTGACCGGCGTATCAGTCATTGCGTCCAACGATTTGTTAGCCGTCACGGTCGAAAAACACTGAAATCGTCAATGTTTTCAAGGGTAAAATAAATCGCATAAATCTGATAATAATGTATTGACAAAACACGGCAATATGCGAAACTATGGGTGTCAGATGAATCTGACAATCGCCCCGGCGAAACCGGGAAGTGAACAAACAACAAAACAAAAATATGACGACTCAAAAAAATCCTTGGACTGGTGGACTGTTCGGAAACACTGAAGCCGCGCAAAAAGCGTTTGGAAACCAAACCTTTTCTGACGAGCAAGTGGAATGGTCTGAGGAATATCACCACAACATCGCGACCGCTGCTGACCGCGCTCGCGTTGAATCCCTGGAAGGTGACGAGGGACAAATCATCGCGTGGTATTGGAACGACTCTTTTCGCGCTCAATGAAAACCACATGCCCGCATTGCGGTGGGGTGATAAACCCCGCCGCGCTTCTCGGAGCGAAAAACACTGAAATCGTCAATGTTTTCAAGGGTAAAATAAATCGTAAAAATCTGATAATAATGTGTTGACAAAACGAAGATGAAATGCGAAACTATCTGTGTTGGAAGAAACCAACAAATCGCCCCGGCGAATCCGGGAACAGAAAAACACTGAAACAAAATGAAAACTGAAATCACCCTCGAAATGCTGACCAAAGCGGTCGGTTCCAAACAAGCCAACGAACTCAACGCCTCATTCCCGGTTGGCGATCCCATCCGACAGATAATTTTCGGCGCGTGGTATGCGCCGTCGAACTATTCGCATGAAGGTGCAATCCAAGCCGCGCTCGGTGGCTGCCATGAAGACTTCGCCGATGCACTCTGAAACCAAATCAGTCGGAAGGCCGCTCGCGGACGAAACCGCCGCCAGCGGCCACATCCATCTTCGCGTGACGATGGAGCGCAAAAACAAATACGTCCGCGCCGCCCGCCGCCGCAAAATGAAGCTCTCGGAATGGATGCTGGCGACGTGCGACCAGGGCGAGGCTAGTGACGGCTAACGCTGACATCAGGCACGCCGGGCCGGGGCGTGCGGATTGAAAATGAGGCGTCCAGCCGGCGTTGCCTGCAACGATTTGTTAGCCGTCGCGGTCGAAAAACACTGAAATCGTCAATGTTTTCAAGGGTAAAATAAATCGCATAAATCTGATAATAATGTGTTGACAAAACACGGCAATATGCGAAACTATGGGTGTCAGATGAATCTGACAATCGCCCCGGCGAATCCGGGAAGTGAACAAACAACAAAACAAAAATATGAAATACTCCGAAAAAATCACCGCTGAATTTGCACCCTCAACCACGACCCCATGCTGGTCTATCTACATCGCGTCAGTGATGACAGCCGGTGGGATATACACCGAGGGACATTCTTACGGCACGACCCGCGACGAGGCGATCAGTGGCGCATCACGCAATCTCGCAGCAAAGGTGGAGCGCGGAGTGGGCAGTGCTTACGCAGTCAGCTACGCAAAATAATTATGGCTCACAAATTCGAACACGGAAAAGACTCGGACGTGTGCGTCCGATGTGCCGAAGAATCTCACGCCGACAACGCGGCGATCAAAAAAATGAAAATCAAATGTCCAAGTTGTAAAAAAGAAATCGTGCAGGTGTCGCACTCGCCGGGCGTCGTGGAATCCGGCGCAGAGGTTGAGTGCGGCGCGTGCGGAAATATCTGGACACCATTTCCAGCGCGGGGCGGTGGCGCTAAAACCGCCGACCTAGGACGCCGCCCTGGTCGTCCGCTGAATGACAGCGTAGCTGCCACCGGACACATCCAAATGCGCGTCGTGATGGTGCGCAAGAACTGGTATGTGCGGATGGCGAGACTCCACAATCTGACACTGGCGGTATGGATGCAGCGCGTGTGCGACGAAGAATCAGGCTACCCGCCAAAGAGCCAGCTAGTGACGGCTAACTGTTAATTCAACAAACCCATTTTGTTAAATGAAAACCTTCACCCTCTTCAAGCGGTCCGACCAACGCGACGCACCCTACTATTTCAAATTCACCTTTCGCGGCAAAACCTGGCTGCGCTGCCTCCAGACCAACGACGCCGCCATCGCCCAGCAACGCGCCCGCGCCCTGCACAAAGAGATCACCGAGTCCATCATCACCGGCCAGTTTGAACGTCTGGACGCCACTAAAACCCGCCACACCGTCCACGCCACCCTCGCCGAACTGATCGCCGCCTACCGTCAATCTCCCGTGGACGCCGCGCAAAAAACGCGCGAGTCGAACATCAACGCCCTTTACAACGTCCTCCGTCGTGCCAACGTAGCAGCCGATGTAAATCGGCTCAATTCAACCCCTTACCCGCAACTGCTCACGGCCGTCACCGCCGCCAAATTCTTCGCCCAGGCCTGTTTTGAAACCCGCGCCGACGACCAGACCGAAAACGTCCGTAAAAAACGCACCGCAAATTCGTTGTGGCTCCAGGCCGCCAGCATCTGCGCCCCGCGCGCCATCGCGTATTACAAAACCCTCGGCATCTACCATGATTGCCTCGATGCGTTTTCAAACGCCGGCATCCTGCACCGCTTCACCCGGCTCCCGCGCATCGAATACAATCCGCCCGCGGACGACATGATCCAAAAAACCCTCGCCGCGTGGGAAGCATTTGAAGACAGAAATGTCTTCCTCGCCATCGGCCAGATCCTAGCCTTCGGCCTGCGCGCCGATGAAGTCGCCCAGTCCCGCACAAGCTGGTGGACCACGCGCCACGGCTACCCCGTCCTTGATGGCGAAGCCCGTGTGAAGAACAAAACCGGCATCGTCCAGGTGCGCGCACTGGATCCGTTCTACACAACGATGCGCGTCAAAGCCATCAGCCGCGGCTGGCTCACATTGGGCACCGGCGACTCGCCGGTCATCACCGGCTCCGACAGCTACCGCGACGACGGCTTTGAGCGCGAAGTCTCCGCCTTCCTGCGGTCGCACGGTTGGGAAACCCAAAAAACGAACCACGCGCTCCGGGCCTACGCCGGCAGCCAGGTCGCCATGAAATACGGCATCTACGAGGCACAGACCTGGCTGCGGCACAGCAGCGTCAAAGTAACAGAGTCGGCCTACAGCCATTTCATCCGCAAATTCAAGCCCCAGAACCTCGACGACATCCCCGCGCGCTGGGCCGTCCTCGATCAAGCCCCCATCCTCTCCATCGTCCAAGCTGCCGAACAATGAAGAAGATTCCATTAACGCGCGGCTTCGTGACGCTCGTTGATGATGACGTTTACGAATGGACGATCATGTTCAAATGGCACGCTCACGTCTCAAAAGGCAAGGTGTATGCCATGCGGCGGGATGTGTGGACAAAAGTGTTTCTTCATCGTGAAATCGTAAAGCCCGAACCGCACGAACTGGTTGATCATCGTCACGGGAACGGCCTCGACAATCGGCGAGAGAATCTACGCGTCGCCTCAAAAGATTAAAGGCAAGTCGTTGTCAGCCAAACACTCCCACGGCTCACTTTGCCGGTGCTGTGCCGTTTGATGCCTTTTCCAATGACGTTTTGATGGCCGAGCGCACGGCGGGCGGCGTGCCTTTGGGCAGGTGCATCGCCTTCATTTCAGCGGCAACTCCGGCGGCTTGCGCGGGTGTCAGCGGTTGAAAATCTTCGTTGACGTGTGCGCCCATGCTTTCCGCTGCGGCCACCGTCGCGGCCTTGATGAAGTCGCGCGCCTGTAATCCGCTCATGCCGTGGTCGCGCAGCGCGCTGTAAATTTCCTGCGCCGCGCCCGTCGCCGGGATCGGGCCGTGCGACCAAAGATATTCGCCCCACGTCAATTTCGGCTGGTCCGCATATTTGGCCGGCTCGTTGGAAAATGGCATCGGCCGTCCGGCGTAATCCGTGCCGAACAAGGTGTCCACGCCCAGCCCCACTTGTGGCGAAAGTTTTCTCTGCGCGTATTTCACGGCGCGGTTGCCGAACTGCATCCGGCGCGAATCTTCCCGCTGCTGCTGCGCCGTGCGCTTCCCCAGAATGTCGCCGAAAATCACTTGTCCCAAAAACCGCACCGGCGTCAGCAATCCGCCGTCGAGCATGATGTTGTAACCGTGCGCCTTGAACTTTAGCCAGTCGCTCTTCGTTGGATCCGTCAAATTCACCTTCTGGTTGCTGCCCAGCGCGGACAACATCCCCTGGTTCGCTAGCAACGCCGCATAATAAACCGCCGCGAACTGCGCCGCGTGCCACACGCGCGTCTTGGCGATCATCTTGTCCGCCTCGCTCGCATGGCTCCAGTTGAACCCCGTGTAAATCGTCTTCACCGGGTCGCCGATGATCCGCGCCCAACGGCTCGCCTCGAGCTTCGCGGCGAACATCACCATCTGTGCCGTCGTCGTCAGCGGGCCGTGTCCGAGATTGCCCACGCCCGTCGCGTGGTTGTTCAACTGCGCGATGTTCTTGCGCGCCAGCGCCGCCGCCTGCGGATCGCGTTTGATTTCCGGCGCAACCTTGTCCCACATCGCCTTGTTCGCCGCCATGCGGTAAATCTTCAGCGTGTCAAACCCGCGCTGGCTCATCGCCGATCCCAAAAACCGTTTGCCCCAGCTCGCGTAAAGTTCCGTGTCCGTATATTTCTTGCGCGGGTCAATGTCCGCGCCCGCCTTCAGCCAGTTGTGATAATCCGCATCGTTCACCAGGTCATACATCGCCCGCGCATGATAATCCTTGTTCAGCCACATCGGCCATTGCTTGAAGAAATGCGGCCAGTATTCGCGCCACATCGAGGGCAGGAACATCCGCGCGCCCGCGTGCGTCTCCATGCCCACCGTGCCGTGATACGCGATGGCCACCGCGAAGGGCGCGCGGATCGCCGCCACCAGGCTGTCCTTCACTTTGGCCGCCGGCGTCCGGGCCGCGCGCAACGCCCGTTCCGTCCCTTCGTGAAACGTCTGCTTCGCCGCCTCGTTGTCGCGGAACGCTTTGATGACTTCCGGCGATGTCTTCCACGCCGCCGGCTTCACCTGGCGTTTGGCAAAATCCCCGCGTGCCAGCCGGTCCGCGTAATTCGCCGCGCTGTTCGCCAGGCGCGAGAGATAGCTTTTGATCGCGCGCTGTTCCAGCGTGGCCTTGTATTGCGGATCCATCGCGCGCAGCTCGTCCCGTTGCGCGCGCAACGCATCGCGCCGCGCCTTCAGGGCGTCCAAACGTGCCGACGTCACCTCGCTCCGTTGCCGTGGCAATAAACTTTCCACGCCGGCCACCTGTTTCGTCAGCAGGTCAATCTCCCGCTCGATGCCGTGCTCGGCCAGCGCCGCGCGTTGCGCGTCCGTGATGCCCGGCTTCGGCGCGATGTCATCGAGCTGCCGGTTCAAGTCGTCCAGCTTCACCTGCAACAGCTTCGTCTCCGCGTCCCACGGTCCGGGCGTCTTCGTCTTCACCGTGCGCTCGCCGTTCGCGATCTGGAACTTCACATCGGCGATGCGGTTGTTCAGCCACGTCTTGCGCGCATCGAGCGCCGATTTCAACTGCTTCGCCGGATCGTTCGTCACCACGCCGTAACGCCGCTTGGCCTCGTTCACCTGCTGTTGCAGCAACCGGCCTTCCGTGCTGGGCGTGTGCTGCTCCACGCCGGACTTCGGCAACGGCCGGCGCGCCTGGATGTCCTCCAGCTTCAGCGTCTGCGCGATCTGATGGCTCAAGTCCCGGCGCGTCGCCTTGATCTCGTCCGGGTTAAGGGCTTTGAATTTGCCGTAATTCGCCATCGCCTCGCGCACGTCGCGGCGCGACACGCCGCTCAAACCGATCTCATCCGTGAGAACCTTGTGGATCGCGTCCACCAACGGCTCGCGTTCCTTCAAACCGCTCGCGATGAAATTCTCCATCAGCTTGCGGATGTAATCGCCCTGCTCATCGAGCGGCCGCATCTGGTTCGCCGCATCCTTCAGTCCGGCGATGATCTGCGCGCGGTTGCCGGTCACATCATCTTTCCGCACGCGCTTCTTGACTTCAAGGGCAATCCGTCCGCTGCTGCCGCGAGCGATGCTCTCCTCGATTTTCTTGTTCGCGTCCGCCCAGATTTTGTTCAGCCACGGCAAGGATTTGTCGCCAAAATCATTCACCATCTGTTTTAGCCAGGTGTCTTTGTCCAAGCCGAACCGGACAATTTTCGCGATGCCTTTGGTCGTGACGTGCTTCAAAAACGTCGGGTCAATGCCGCTGTTGAAACGGTTACCCATTTCCTTCAACGCCGCGTCCGCCTTCGCTTCCTGTGCCGTCCAGTAGGCGACGATGCGGTCAGCGAGCCGTTGCGCCGCCGGATTGTAGCCGGGCGTCTTGGCAACTTGGTCAATCTGTGCTTTGATCGCTTCATCGGCTATCGCCTTGCTGCGCTCCTCGTCTTCGACGCTCTTGGCCTTCGCCTCGCGCTCGGTCGCATCCTTCATCTTCGCGCGCAAGTCCAGCAGCTCCTTCATCATGTCCGCATGTTCGCCCGGAGTCAGGTCGCGGCCCAGTGCGGTCGTCATCTCGCGCGTGCGGACGCGTTCCATGCGCGTGAGCGAATAATTGTCCTGCACCATTGCCCGCAACGCCGCCAGCCCGCGCGCCGTCTCCGTCACCGCCGGCGCCATCGCCTTCTCCAGCGTGTCGAGCTGGTCGTCAATCTTCGCGATGTCGCCCTTGATGCGCGGCAGTTCGTCGGCGCGGTTCGGAAACTGTTTCGCATCGTCCTCCGTCATCGCCTGTTCGCGCACCAGCTTGGCGCGGTCGTAGGTCAGTTCCGTGTGGCGATGCAGCAGCAGGCCGATGTCTGAATCCGTCAACGCGCGCTTATTGCCGTCAATCTGGTCCGCCAGCAGCGAATTCACCAGCTCCTGCGGCGCATCAGGATTATCGGCCACCTTCGCCAACGTCTGCTGCCAGACTTCCTTGGGAAAACTCCGCGCTTCCGGCGGCGGCAACGGCTGTTCGCCGCGTGCCGTGCGTTCGCGGGCGATGGCGGCTTTCTTGATTCCCGTCGGCTCGGCCACCATGCCTTCAAATTCTTTCGGCACCGCGCCGCCCATGCCGGTGAATTGTGGCTGGTCACTTAATTGCGGATGCAACTTTTCTATCTCTGCCATTTTCCGAGCGCCAAGCGCCATTCCTTCCGGCGTATTTGATTTGTCCCGATAATTTTTCCAGTATTCGTGATTTTGTTTAACCAGATCAATAAAGCTCGCGCCCTTGGTTTGTGGAATTTTATGTTGTTCGCCGCGTGAGCCGCGTGGGATTGCCGTCGAGTTGACAAAATCGCCGCCTTCCGCCGCGCCCATGCCCATCCTCATGCCCAGCGGTTGCGGTTCGCCCTCGCGCAAACTCCCCGCGTCCATGTGGATTTGACTGCCCACCGGCAAATGTTGCACGCCATACGCGCCCTCGAGCTGCACACCGCTCACCTTGCCCGTGTCCGCGTCCACCGGATGATCCACCACCGTCATGCGGTTCCCGTTCACCGTGAACGTGTCGCCGATCTGCGTCTGTTCCACCGGCACGGATTCCACGCCCGCCCGCGACGCCTTGTTCGCCTGGTTAAAAAGATTATCCCGTGCCTGCGTCTCGGCCATCGCGCGCGCGTTCAAATCAATCGGCGGATTCTCCCTCATCTGGTGCGCGCCGATGATGGCCGCGCCCAGGTCGTCCGGTGTCCAGTCGGCATACTTTCCGCCGTCGCCAGCGAGTCCGGTCAGCACCTCGTCCGCCGGCACGCCAGCCTTGTCGCTCATCACCGCGTCCAGCCGTTTGGTGGCCGCGCTCGGCCGTCCGGCCTTCGTCAGCGTCTGCTCGCGCGCATCCGCCACCAGGTTGCCAAACTGTTTCGGGTCAAAATAAACCGGCTGCGACGTGTGATTCTGCAAATCATCAATCACATCCGGCCCGCGATCCACGGTGGACGCCATGCTCGCAACATGTTCCGGCGAAACGTCCACGGGAAGTAACTTCGTTACATTGTTGATAGCCGAAGCCGCCGGTGGCGGCGGAGCCACTTCCGCAACCGGCGGTGAAACCGTCTGTGGTTCTTCAGCAGGTGTTATGGCCGGCTCCGAGGATGGTTTGACAATTTCATCTGAATCGGGCGGCACAAACACGCCGCCCTTGTTCACCACGGCGTCCGTCGCCGGCGGCGTCCACGGTTCCGTTCGTGCGTCTGGACGCAGCAACGGCGATTCGGCGGGAACATCGTTCGCTTCCGGTTTCGCCGACGGCAATCCCTTCACCGCCGCGTGCCCCATCAAGGTGGCGAACTCCGCGCTGCCCGTCATGTCCACAATGGCCGCGCTCTGCTGCGCCGGCGTCATCGTGTCCCAGTTCTGATAAGTCGTGTGGATCTGTTCGCCCAGCCCTTTCAACGTGTCCCCGGTGAACACGGCCGCCACCGTCTTGGGCGCAATTGCGCCCGCGCCCAGCGTGGCGATGCCCAGCGGCGATTCGATGAATTCCGGCACGCCCAGCAGCACGTTTGCCGCCTCCTTGCCCGTGGCCGTGAACGTGTCGTCGTCGGGGTTGACCGTGAACTTTGGGATCGGCACGAAGGGCTTTGCAATCTTGCCGAATTCCTGCCGGTTCGCCTCGGCCTCCTCGGCCGTCTGGCCTTCCCTTTGCGTGATGCTGCCGTCCGGCTGCACCTCGGCCATCGGCTGTCCCAGCGCGGCCTGCTGTTTGTCCTTGGTTTGGATGGCCTGGATGAAACCCTGTTTTACCGCGTCGCTCATCGGCGCGGGTTTCACCACCGTGTCGTCATTTGGCGGCTGCCACGAAGTTGCTGACTGCACGATGGTGTCGGAATCCGGTGGCGTCCAGCCATTGGCAGGTGTCGCTGACACCACCACTTCATCCGTGTCCGGTGGTGCAAAGGCGCCCATGGTTTATTTTTTCTTTCGCACGTTCCCCGCCGCGTCCTGGTAAGTGTCCCCGCTCTTCAGCGCGTCATAATCCGCCTGCGACTTGACCACTGGTGTCACTGTTCCTTTGTCTGATTGAGATTTTGCCCCCTTGGTGGCCGCACCGCCAGGTGCCTTCAGCCCCGCGATCGCGTCCCGGTGCTCCCCGATCATGTCGTTGAACGCGCTCGCCGCGTTCGTGTTGCCCTGCTGCACAGCCGCGTTGTATTGCGAGAGCAGTGGCGGGATCGCCGCCATGTGCTTTTGCACCAGGTTGTCCCGCTGGTCCTCCGTCAAATCCGCCGTCTTCGTGAACGCGAACGGCGTCTTGGGGTTGCCCGTCGGCACGCGGTAGCCCAGCACGCTGCCGTCCGTGTCCTTCACCGCCTGCGCCCCCTGCGTCGTGTCCGGCGCGTTGGGCACGATCTGAAACTCATTCCCGCGCTTCGTCTTCACGATGCTCGCGCCCGGCAGCGATGTCTTGTCCACCGTCAGCGGATTGTCCTCCGCCGCCGCGCCCGGACTTCCCGGCAACTGGTTCCATTTCTGGATGCTGTCCAGCACCTTCGGGAAGACGCGGTTCGCGTCCGCGCCCGGCGGCAGCTTCGCCATCGCCTGCTGCATCGCCTGATATGGCGTGGGCGTCGGAGCGTCTGGATCGTCCGGGTCGCCCTGCATGATCTGGCCGTAAGTGCGCGCGATGTCCGCCGCCGTCTGGCCGGCTGCCGTGTCCGCGTCCTTCTCGTTGGCCATGGCCGTGCGCTGGTCCGCCTGCGCCTGAAAATCCTGCGTCTGGGCCGCAATCCGCTGCTGCTGCTCCTTCGCCATCGAAGTCTGCATATATCCCTTCACAAAATTGATCCGGTCCATCGCGCTCCCGTTGTCCACGGCCGTCGGGTTCACGCCCTGCTGCTGCAGCCAGTCGTCCCCGCCCATCCCCTTGATGAAGTATTGCGAGCTCTTGTCCAGGTTCGCGATCTGCTCCTGCTGGTTCGCCAGGGCTGTCATCGCGTCCGGCACCGCCGACGTGTCAAACCCCCCCGTGTTGTAGTTCATTTGTGGCATAAAATCACATAAGTCCACCACCGCCGTAAAATTCACTCTGGGCTGCCGCCGTCTGGCTGGCGCTTACCCCCCCGCCAGTCCCGCCAGTCCCGCTGTTATACAAGGAGTAAATGCTATTCAGCCCGGCCGGAATCGCCGCCAGGCTCTGTTGCTGCGAGTTATACCCGGCCGTGTTCAACTGGTTCGCATACCCCTGTTGCTGCCCATACAGCGCGCCCACCACAGACGGAATCGAACTCATCGGTGCCGCATTCCCCGCGCTCGTCACCGTGCTGGTGCCGGAACTGCCCGTGCCAAGGATCGCCGTAAAAGGATCGCCATAAAAATTATTGTTCGCCGACACCACGTTGCCGGCAAAGTTCTGCGCGTTCGCCCGGTTCTGTGTCCGCTGCGCATTCTCCGCATACGCCACCGCCGCCGCGTCCGTCGTCCCCGTGCCCAGCCCGCGCGCACTCGTCCCCGCGTTCACATCATTGGCAATCGCCGTCTTTGTAAATGGGTCTAACGCCCCGTTCAAATTCAACTGCTGGTTCGCCTGGTTCGTCAGCGTGCTCAACAGCCCCGCGCTTTGCGGATTGTAGGCCTGCAGCGTCTGGCTCACCTGCGGCGCCAGCGCCGCCGTGTCCGCCACGTTCGCCGACCGGATCGCCGTGTTCTCCGCCGTGCCCGTCGCCGTCAATGTCGGCTGTATCTGCGCCTGGAGCTGGGCTATCAGCGGATCATACGTTGACATCGCGCTGTAATCCGCCGCCGCCGCACCCGCCGCCGCACCCGCCGGTGTGCCGCTCTGCGGCTGTCCCGGCGCAAACGCCCCGGTCGCGCCCGCGGCGCTGATCGCCGTTCCCGCTGCTGCTATTGCTAATGCGCCACATCCCATATTATTTGTCCTCCTGTAAAAAATGTGTTGTCGTGATATGTTCCCGGAATCCCAGTTTGGCCATGAACGGATACAGCGGGCTGGTCACCGGGCACCACGTCAGCACTGGACGCCGCCCGCTCTTTTCAAACGCCAGGTTCTTCCCCAGGTTGAACACCTCCAGCGAATTCCGCGCGTTGTGCTTTTGCGAATGAGACCAGAACGTGAACACCGGGATCGCGCAGATGCTCAAGCTGCCCGTGATCTCCCCGTCCTTCACCACCGCGTGCGTCGGGTAGATCGGCACATGGTTGTCCGCCGCCGCCGCGGCCATCAGCCGCTGGAAATGCTCCGGCGTCACAATCGGGTTGATGCTGATCAGGTGGCTCATAAATAAAGTTGTGTCCAGCCGTCCAGCCGCGCCCGCACAAACAGATACGCCGACGCCCGTGCCGGCAGCCCCACAATCATCGCCGCCGACGCCGTGTAGGCCGACGGGTTTGGGTAAATCGTTTTGCCCGCCGCGTGCAATTGCCGCGTGATGTCCTCCAGCCGGCGGAACTGCGCCGGGAAAAATGCCTCCAGGTGCGCGTCCACCGCCAGCCACAGCGGATCCTTGCGGCCCTTCTCAAACGAATTGCCCCAGCCCGGCACCTTCATCTTCAGCGGGATCAGTGTCATCTCGCGTCCCGGCATTTGCAGCAAGGCCACCGTCTCCTCGATCGGCCCGTGCGCGCCGCCCAGGCTCGCCAGCGCCGCGATCAATCCGTTCACATACCGGCTGCTGCCAAACGCCCCCGCCTCAAACAGGTCCCGGCTGATGTTGTGGCGCCCGCACGACGCGACGTGCGCCGCGTGCACCAGCTCCAGCAGGCGCTCTTCAGCGTCCGTCAGCGGCGTGTCACGCCAGAATGGAAGTGTCCGTGTCATGTCATTTTCCCGCATAAAATGTTTCCCGCGCCCACGTCGTCTGGCTCGGCAGCGGTGCCATCGTGATCTTCTCCGGCATCACCGTCACTCGCAGCGTGTCCAGCATCCGGTAACGCCGTTCGTCCCACGCCAGCCCCGGCACCAGCCAGTCCCACACCGTCCGCATCACGTGCGGAAATGCCAGGTCATCCAGCTCCAGCTCCAGCCGCCTGGACGCCGGCACCAGCACCCGCGCCTGGTTGTAATACGCCTGCGCCTTCGCCATCACCGCCTCCACATCCGTGTCCGGCGACACGCCCGGATACGGCCGCTCCGGCGGGAATGCCTTGCGGTAGCTCGCCGCCGCCCGCTCCGGCGTGTTTCGCACAAACAGCCATCGCGCTGCCGGGAAAAAATCCACCAGTTCCTCCGCGTGCATCAGCAGCCCGCTGTCCGCGTCCCCGGCAAACCGGATTTCCGGCGGCAATGAGGCGAGCCGGTCCCGCACATACTCTGCCGTCCATCCGTCTTTCATCGCGTCGTGCCAGCACCACGCCGTCTGCGTCGTGAAAAAATTTGCCATCCACGCCGTCCGGCTCCTCGGCAGCCCCGTGATGAAAAAAGGCTTCATGTCTTGATGATGAACATCAGGTTGATGTTGACCGGCCGCGTCTCATTGCCGCCGGTGGCGCCCGATGCGGTTGGAGCAGTGCCTACATAGCACTGCGTTGTGTTGCCGGATTGCGGCTCTGTGGCGCTGGGAACATTGTAGGCATGGGTATGGCTTTTGAATCCGTCCGCCTGCATCGTGCCCACATAATTCCCAGTCACACCGTCGCCCCGGTCCGTGCGCGCCGCTGCATCCGGGTCGTTCCCCGCCCCATGATCCCATCCCCGCGCAAATTTCCCGCGCAGGTCCGGCAGGTTGAAATTGCCGCCCGCCACAGTTCCTCCGTAAATATAATTCACAGAATTCTCCACGCTCACCAATGCTGTCGCCAGCGCCGGATACGTCGTGGCGGACACGCTGGCCCCGTTGCACTCCAGCCAGCCTGTCGGCACCGTCTCGCCCGCAAACATCGTGATGCTGCCCGTCGGCGGCAGCGCACCGGCAGTTGCCAGCTTCGCCGCCGTCACGCTTCCGTCCGCATACATGGCCGTCGTCAGCGCCCCGTTCGCCACCAGCGTCGCCCCCGCCGCGTCCGCGCTGATCACCCCCACCGCCAGCTTCGCCGTCGTCACACTCCCGTTCGCGATGCTTGCGCTGGAGATGCTGCCGAACAGGTTGATGATCGGGTTTGCCGCCAGGTTCAGCTTGTCCTCCGTGACGATCTCCCCGACCGTCCAGATGTAGCCCGCCGTATATTGTATTGTCAGCGCCATAAATTTTTCTCGTCACTTGTCACTCGTCACTGTTTTCAAAGCATCAAGCCCATCCGCCGGTCGCCCTTTGTGGCCGCCGGCGTCACCGCCTTGATCTTCATCCGTCCCGTCGCGTTCTGGATTCGGATCAGGTCATACGCCCCCTGCAACGTCTTCGTGCTGGGCCTTAAGAAAACCTCCTGGTATTGCGCCCCGTTCAATCCTGCGCCGCAATAAACCCCGCTCGTGTCCGTCAGCGATTGCGACGTCACCGGATGGATGCTGAATATGGCGATGGCCAGCGCATAGCCCGCCGGCGCATTGTTCACGGCCTGCGGTGTGAACGTGAACGGCACGCCCGATACGATCTTCCCGGCAATGATCGTCTCCGTAAAAAAGGTCGTCCCGCTGCCGTCCGATTTCAGATACCCATAGGCACACTCCAGGTTCAGGCTGCTGAAGGCCGTCGCGCCCGACAGCTCCAGCGTATACGAATGTCCCGCCGTCAAAGGTTGGATCCACAATCCAGCCTGCAAATTCACCCCGGCCAGCAGGTTTGGCTGCGTTGCGTCCCCCAGCTTCACCGTGTAATCGCCCCGGTTCGGCTTTGAAAAATCCCCGTTCACATTCGTCACGTCATAGGGCGCGGCGTCAAATGGTTTCAGGTATTGTGTCCGGTTGAACGCCTTGTTCACGATCGCCGCCCGCGTCGTGTGCAGCCCGCCCGTCCCCACCGTCACCGTCAGCGTTGCCGCCCACATCGCCAGCCCCAGCTCCACCAGCGGAAACCGTTTCGGCCCCGGCTGCCCGAACAGGTGCCCGCGGATTGTCGTGTCCATGGGGATCTCCGCCCAGCCCAGCCCTCCAGCCTGCGTCAGGTCCGCCACCTGGTCGCCGCTCGTCGCCTCCTCCACCAGGTTCACCCACCCGTTTTCACCAATGAAAAACAGCCGCTCCTGCCCGCGATACTGCGCCTTGAAAAATTCCTTCACGCAAAACTCGCTGCCCGTGTCCAGCCCCACCCATTGCTGCGTCCTGAAATCATAGACCATCAGCGCCGTGTTCACGCCCGTCAGCGTGCCGCCGCCGCTCGTCGTCATCGTGCCGCCGTCCAGCGGCGCGGCCCAGTAAAGACAGTCGTTCCACCAGCCCAGCCGCATCTTGTCCGCCAGCGGCCAGCAGATCCGCCCCGTCCATTTCGCGATGTCCGTGCTCAACGCCACATCCACGCTCTGCACCAGCCCCTGCTGCGTCTGGTTCAACGACACCACCCCCCGCGAGCTGGCCGGAAAATACACGTTTTTCCCCGCCGCAATCGCGCTCCGCAGCGCGCACGCCCCGTAATTCCCGCCCATCGGCGTGTAGGTGATGTTCGCCACGTTCTGCTGCAAATTGCCCAAAATGCCCCAGCGCCTGCCCTTCGTCACGATCACCGTGTTCTGGTCATATTCCGTCAGCGTCTCAATCTCCGAATCGTCCCCCTGGTTGATGCGGAACTCGTTTGTGAACGTGAAATGCACCGGGTCCAGGATGTCCGTCGCCACGATGTAATCCTTCTTCGTGTATTCGCTCGTGCTGTCATACCCGTTGTCCCCGGGCGTGTAGGCCGTCGGCACCAGCAAAAGATTGTTGATGAACAGCGCGTCATCCGCGTTGGGGAGCACGTTGTAGATCTGGTTCCACGCCTCCGGGTTGCTGTCCGGCGATTGACCCGCCAGCACGCTTGCCGCCTGTGCCGTGATCGTTCCTGTCGCATCCGTTCCCGGCGCGCTGTTCATTGCATAGGTAAACGTATTGGCATCCAGAACAGTGATGGCATAGGACCCGTTGTAGGCGCCCGGAGTTGCTCCGGCCATGGGCACAATCTGGCCGGTGCTAAATCCATGGCCAGTCAAGACGGCAACCGCCGTCTTCTGAATGGAGGTGTATATTTGTATGGTGCCCGTTGCATCTGCCCCGGGATCGCTTGGCAGCAGATAGGAAAATGTGGAGGGACTGAGCACGGTAATGCCAAAGGTCCCGTTGTAGGCGGATGGTGTCGCGCCGGCAACCGTCACTGTGTTCCCTGTGCTCAATCCGTTTTCCGCGATCGTGGCAACCGCCACTGTCGTCGAGTAGGCGGTGATGGTTCCGGTCGCGGGCGATGTGCCGCCGGCAAAAACATAGGTGAAGGTATTTGCGCCCGTTACGGTGACTGCATAAGTTCCATTGTAGGCGGACGGTGTCGCGCCGGCAATCGCCACTATGTTTCCAGTCGCCAGGCCATGAGCCGTCAAGGTGGTGGCCGTCGCCGTCGTGCCACTGCTCGTCAGGGTGTCGAGTGTTCCGCCGCCGATCACCTGGCGTCCCAAGGATGCCGGCGTCTGCCTCATAAGTTTCAGGGAAGTCACCGCCAATAGGCTTCCCAGCGCCTGCCAATACAGCGCCATGTTCGAGACTTTGATTGTCCCCGTCGCCGGACTGACTGGAATGACATATAACGAATATGTGATGGTTCCCGTTGCGGGTGATGTGCCGCTTCCGGCAAATACGTAGGTGAACGTATCCGCGGTTGTCACTGTGATGATGTAGATGCCGTTGTAAACCGGCTGCGTCGCTCCGGCGATCAGCACCGTCTGTCCGCTGGTCAAACCATGCGCCGCGAGTGTCACGGTCGCCGTCGTCCCGCTGCTCGTGATGCTGGTCGGCGTCACTGGCGTTCCGGGGATGGCATACCATTCAAAGGTGAACGTCACCGGGTCAATCACCGTGATGTTCCACCGCCCGTTGTATTGCGGCTGGTTCGCACCCTTGATCGTCACGTCCGCACCCGTGACATAGCCGTGTTCCTCCGCCGTCACCACCGTCGCCAGATTGCCCGTCAGCGTGATGCCCGTCACCGTTTGGAACGGCCCGTAGGCCATCTCGTCCGCCGGCTGTTCAATCGCCTGCACCGCCGCCTTGTAGGCCGTGGCGGGATTGTATTGCGGGATCACGTCAATGAAACCGGTGTCAATGTCCGGCAGGATCAGCGGTGCCAGGTATTTGCCCCGGAAGCACACCACCCGGTTGAACGCCTGGATCAGCGAACAGTCCCCCAGCACCTTCACGCCCGGGGGCAGCGGCAGCGTGAACCGGTAGTTTCCCTCGCAGCAGCGGTAAATGTTGCCATCCGCCGCGATCAAGACCCACTCCCGCGACTGCGGGTCACTGAACACCCCCGCGCCGTAAAGCTTCACCCCCATCGGCAAAATCTGCTTGCCCACGCACTGGTTCAGCCAGCCCGGCTTCACCACCCCCAGCCGCGGCTCGATGTCCCCGTTCCGCATCCGCGTGTTGACCCCGTCCGCCACCAGCCCCGGGGCCAGCTTCTCCGGCGGCAGCCGGTTGTTCACCCCGCTCCACGTGATGTTCAGCGCCAGCAGGTAGTCCGGCCAGTAGGCCTCGCCCACCCGCTCGCGCGGTTCATCCAGCGGTCCGAATGATCGGTAATCACCCATGATAAATTGCTGTTATCGTTTCGCCGCCCACTGGGCGTTTGCTGCTTTGATATGCGGCACACTTTCGTGTTCGGGAAAGTGTTTTAGAATGGTTTCCTGGCAGGGGTCGCACAGATCATCAAAGTTGCCATGGATGGAATGAAGTCCTTTGCAGCGGGGACACTTCAAGTATGTTTCTGGGTCTGTTTTGCGGACCTCATTGCATTCTAGTCCAAGGTTCCGGATAACGCGCACGGTCGCAGTTGTCAGTTGAGCGTCTTCGAGTATGTTGTCTCTGGCTTGGTTGGCTGTCATATTTTGTTCCTCAATTCCTCATTCGCGTTGCCACGTCTGGACGGCTCGCCGCATCCGCGTCCCAAGCCGCCTGTCCGAACTCCTGCACGGCCATCACAAGCGTGTTTATCTCCGCCGGCGGCACAAAATTGTCCTCGGTCAGCTCGCGCAACGCCGCGTCCGCTTCAGCCTTGACGTATTTCTCCGGTGCCCACGGCGTCCACGTCACTCCACCGTCAAGTGACTCGTCAATGAATCCCCGATACCATGCGTCGTGCGAGACGGTCGGGAAAAAGCTGTTTGTGGATTGCAGGTAGCATTTTGAGAACTTCGGCGAACTCAATCCGTCCGTCCTGCCGCCGCTCCGCATCCGCAGCAACCGCCCGTCACGCATCCGCCAGGGCAGCCCGGAACCAGCCGGCTGCCCGCGCTGCTGGTAAATCGTGAAGTCGCTCCACCCGTCGAGCGTGTCCACAACCAGCGGAGCATTTGGATGCAGGTAGCCCATGGTTCAAAACGTGATGCCGAATCCGATTTCAATGGAAGGATTCCGGCTGAATGCATGCCTCGCGTAATACGGACTCGCCACGCGCAAAAAACTGTAGGTATTGTCCGAAAACTTCTTTTTGAGCGTGAGGTTCGGCTCAAGCTTGAACGCACCAAGGTTAAAATCCCAGCCGCCGCCGATCTGAGCGTCAACCTCCGTGTCATAGTGCCGGTAGAGTGCATAGCCGCCTTCCAATGTGAACGCATTGAACGCGCTGCCCGCGCCGTCAAACTCGATGTCGCCAGCCGCTTCCCACCCGCTTTCAAAGTTGTATTGGATTTTCAGCGCGTCCGCAGCCGGAGAACCGATCACCTGTTTGTAGCCGGTGTCCAATTGCCAGCTTGAATTTGTCGTCCAGCCATAAGCCGGGTTGAACGACAGGAAATAAGTTTCGGCAGCCTGGAATATGCTGTTCGTGCCGCCAGTCTGCGCCTGCGCATTAACCGTCAGAGCCAGAAGCCCGACGCCGATGAGGATTGATTTGAATAGTTTCATAATTTCTTTATTCGTTTGGTTTGGTTGGTTGATTCTCAATGTGAGATTGGATTACTTTTCCGCCCATGAAGAGGCCCGTCACCTCCACCACCGTCTGCGGGATCTCCACCAGGGACTTTGTTAGGATGCACATATAGGCCCAGACCAGGAACACACCTGCTGCCCAGATCAGGAACGCCAGTCGTGTCGCCGAATACTGCCCCGTGTCATCCTTGAAAAATTGTGATAAATTCATGTCATCCTCACTTATGGTGGCGGGCGATTTTTCCCCTGCTCCATCCACCGATACATGTCGTCAATTTCCCGCTTCATGTCCGTCATGGTGTCGTGATCATCATTCACCCGCTTGCTTAAATCAGCCACCTGGGCGGCCACGGTTTCCACCACCATCTTGCTTGGCACAAAATAATTCCATACCGCCACCAGTGACATGATGGCGATGGCCGTGCCACCCATGCGAAACAATGGCAGCTTGATCACCCCCCCGTTCTTTGGGATGTAGTCTGTTTCACTTGATTCTTTAGTGTTCATAATGCGAGTTTCACATCACGGAGGCCGACTGCGCCACGGCAGCTTGAGCAAGCAGACAGCAGCAAAAAATGAGCGTGAGGGGTTTCATTGGCCGTTGTAAATCTCCATCACTTCTGTTGACGACAAAGCGCGGATTGGATTAAGGGGTGTCATTTTCGGTGAAAGTGAATATGAATCAAACCAAGCCCGCTGATGATAAGTGCAAACGCGCCCGGCTCGACGTGAAACAAGTTAAAGGAAATGGTCTGATTCGCCTTCCACAAATCGCAAGCCACGCGAAGTCCCCATAAGATGACAATGATTCCAAGCACCGAAGTCGTTTTAGAATTTCCGAATATGTTTTTCATATAATTTATTGAGCTACCACATCCCCAGCCATTGATGTTCCAATGACCTTTCCGCCGGGTTGAAGTTGGATTGAAACTCCAGTAGTGATCGTGCCGTAGTTGGCAACCGCAGTCCCGGCATTGTTATATTTGATAACCGACAGCCCTGTTACATCATCAAGGACGACTGATTTTAGAAGCGCGTTCGTCCATCCTGTCGTTGAAACAATGTTAGTGTCGGTTGCATATGATGCAATGCCATTGGTCGCCGTCATTATCCCCTGCACAAAGGCGTTTGTTTTCATAAAAACATTGCCAACACCAGCAGTTGTTACCACAGCATCACCAGCCCCGGTGCTGCCCATGTTCATGCCGCTCACCGCATAGACGGTTCCGAACGCGGAGCCGTATTGTGGCTGACTGCCAAGATTTTCCGCCCCATTACTATCCGAAGCAATGGACTTTTTTAAGACGATAGAATTGTTATTATTGAATTCCATATATTCCACCCCACAGTCTAGGAAATAGAATTTTCCGCTTAAAGATGAACCATAATTGACACTTCCAACACCCGCATCGCCATTGGGAGCAGCCCACAGATGCGCCCATACACCAGGTGTTCCGGCTGTTGCCACAGTGTCCGTAGAGCCAACATCAAACCACGATGAAGCCGGCCAGCCCTGACAGCTAAACCCTGTTCCTGTATAACCAGCAGACGGGGATATATCCAAAGCCAAAACTTCATTTGTATTAAATGGTTCTATCGTTGGCACGGGAAAGTTGGTAAGCGCAGATGCGCCATAACGTCCCGTGATGACAAAGGTCGTTGAATTATTTGTTGTATTATTTTGCGATGGCGAGATAGAAAGATTCGATGCCGTTAATGTCGAGTGATATATCCCGTTCGTTACTGTGAAGTTCGTCGAGACATTGTAGAAGGCGATGCCGCTTGGAACAGAGCCGCCGCCAGCGGGCGCATTGCTCCACGTCCCCGCGCCAGTCGTCGCGTTGGTCAAGGTGAACACCATGCCAACAGTTCCGCCGGACGGAACGGCAATGGACAGGTTTGAAGCAACCATTGTGTTTTGAACATTGGTGAAATTCAGGATGCGCGTGTCGTTATTGCTGACTGCCGTGGATTGCACCCAGCCGACCGTCGCAAGCCCGTTCGTCACGGTAGCGGTGACAAACCCGTTCGTCGCCGTGTTGACGTAGCTGATTGTGGCAATGTTCGTTGACGCCGGAAGCGCGCCGTATTGGTCGAAATAATTGCTTCTCACAGTCAAAATGTCCGCCGTGTAATCCTGCTCTATATCCCAAGATTTTGTCGTGGAATTATATTTGACCATCCCTGGATAATCCGACTGCAAATATCGCGTCCAGTAATAAACGCCATTCGTCGGAGACCAGTTGGATTCATAGGGAGCTTCGATGATTCCGTTCCCAATCGAATTTGACCGCACAATCATCGAAAGATAATCCGGCACACCACGCTGTAGAATCGGACGGCCATAATTCACGCCACCAATAAACTGTGCTGAAAGATTTGTTGTCACTAGAGGTCCATATTGGGAATATTCATTATTCATCTGGTTTGCATGACCGTTGTAAGTTGAACCGTTTTTCAGCAGTGTGAACTGGTTTAATAATCCACTTGTCGAGACAAATTCATACCAGCCCTCGACTCCCGTTCCGCAAAAAACAGAATCAGCACTGTCCCCATGAAGCGCAGCATCAAATGTCTTTACCAGCGTTGATAATTCATAGGTTGTGGCATTCTGAAAAGAAACATTATTCAATTCGACCACACAGTAGCTATTTGGAGCCGGGTCACATTCAACCAATGCGGAGTTGGTCATATAGTCTCCGTGATTATTTTGGGCTGCATTTGCATTGTTCAATAAAAAATTGTTCAAATCAAGTGTTCCGCCAAGCAGAATGATTGGATTTGTTGCCATGTCCCCCTGTTCGTAAGACTCCATATAGGAATCGTGAAATGAAACCGGCTGCGGCGAACCATCTACCAACAGCCCATGAAATGAATAAGAGGTGTCATGGTTAATCTCCATTCCGCGACCGGAGTCGAGCCAATAGACAAGTCCATCAGGCCTGAATCCACCTCCACAATCCGTGATTTTAAGCTGGTCAGGAGAAACGGCTGGAAATCCTGGAAAGTAAGACAAGCAGTTGCTCCAATAATAAGCCGTTGTCGGCATGATGGCTGCGTTCGTCGAATTTGCCATGTATCCATTGCCCTGTGAAGTTGCAGCCAGACCAATCCCGTTCAAAATCCAGACGCAATGATCAAAGTTTGCCAGTCCGGAATTGACTGCAACACCAATCCTGAATCCACTCACAGAAACATTCCTTGCGGTAAATCCACCAGACCAGCCGATATTTGTATCGCAAACAGTCAGCCCCGCAATGCCAAGCTGTGAGAATGGGGCGGTTTCAAGAGTTGTATAAGTTGCAACCGGATTGGTATATCCTTCGATTTGAACTCCGGTAATTGAGCCAATGTCCTTTGTGATGTTGTCAAACCAGACTCCAGTCGCATTGGTGTTGTCAAACCAAACCATTGAATAATTTGTCGTAGGCAGGTCTGGAACCGCGTCTTCGATGCCATAATGCAAGAACCCAACACCGGCAATGTTGACAGATGGTGGCACGGATAATTTATTGCTGGCGGCCACACGGTAAATTCCCGGTGGCAAAAACAACGTCGTCTTGCCCAGCGTATTTGTCGCACACCAGTTCAACGCAAATTGAAGATTAGATGATTCATCATACCATCCATGCGCGTTCACATTGTCTTGAACCAGCATCGGCGCATGAGGCGTATTCGTGCCGCAGAAATCAAGAAAGCTGACTTCATTGAAAAGATTGTTCGTGACGATGACGCTGCCACCCGGCCCGTAAAGTGCCGTCGTCGCCAGTGTCGCCGTGGCCGCGTTGTTGGAACTCATTATCTGTATCACCCCGCCCTCGGTCAGATTTGTTCCTTCCCCCGGCCACGCCGCCAGCGTTTTCGGGGTCACGGCCTTGTAGCCGTTCACCCCCGCGTTCACCTCCGCCTGGCTTGCCGGCGCATAGGGCGTCCCCTGCGCATAAACGGTGCCTGTCCACAGGCCCGTCCAGACGCCCAGAAGAACCATCGCCATCAGAATCAATGTCCGTTTCATAAAATTCGTTCGGTTTTGCAGCCCGTCAGGGGGCTGCGGTGGCCCTGACGCAGTTAGCCCACCCGGATGTCCGCCTTCAGGATCACCTTGTTGCTGCCCGCGTCCGTCACCTTGGTCGTCGCGTCCGCCGGCGCCACCGTCGAAAGCGCGATGAAGATCCCGTTCTGGAACAGGCTGCCGTCGCTGGCAAAATCCCAGGAGTCCGCCACGCCGGCCGGCACGTAACGCACGCCCACGGGCGCCACGCTGTTGGCGTCGCCCGCCGCCAGGTCGAACACCCACACATACACGTCCACCGCCCCGGCCAGCGGCGAGATGGACAGCTTGTAAAGCCGGCTGCGCTGCGCCGGGCATTGCACCGTGCTGACAAAATTGTTGCCGGACTTGTTCGTCGCGCTCTGGTCCGCGCCCATGATTTTGACATTCATAAAAATTTTATTTGTGTTTCATCTGTGTCCGTCTGTGGCTCAACTCACAAACATCCTCGATACCTGCTGCTCCTGCCGCTGCACCTTGTCCGCCTCCATCTCCAGGTAGCTCGTCGCCATCGGCTCCAGCGCCTGTGCCTTGTCCGATTGTCCGTCGCTGGTCAGCCAGTCCGCATACCCGCCCTCGATCAGGTAACCACGGAAAATGTAGGGGATCTGGATCACCGACCACTTCGCCGCCGCGCTCACCGGGCTGTCTCCCGCATTGGTGGCCGTTGCCGCCGTGTAAAAATTCCCGCTGCCGCCGCTCACCGCCGCAAAATAAACCTGCGCCCCGATTGCATACGCCACGGTCGAGTCCCACGCATCCCCCGTCAGCACCGGCCGCCGCGTCCGGTAATACAGCCACACCAGGTTCGTCGCCGGCCCGCTGAACTGGAAGCCGTCCTGCGACACCATGAACGGAAACTTCCGCAACTGCGTCGTCACCCGTGGATCCTTGTCAAACGCCCGGAACAATTCGCCGATGGCCGTCAACCCCGGCTGCTCGAACGCCACATACCGGTTGAACGGCGTCAGCAGCCCGAACTTCGTCCCGTCAAATGTTCCGCCGCTCGTGTGCGCCGTGATGCACTGATACTGCCGGTTGTCCGCCGGGTTCCGCACCTGGTCGCCCACGTTAAACTGCGCACCGCTCACCCAGTCATTCGCCTCATACTGGTTCTTGCAGACGGCCCACCACGCGGAATTCTCGACCCCGCCAACGGACGGACTGTTGCCTGTGTTCGCCGTCTGCAAGCTCTGGTAATAACTGCACGTCGGCACGTCATACACTTCATTGGCGCTGTTGTCCGCCGTCGGATCCGTGTTCACCCCGTAAGTGGCCGTGCCGCTGTAATTCGGGCGATACTGCCGCTGTTCGATCGGGCACAAGTCCGGCCACTTGTGGATCTCCCACGCCATCTGCAGCCGCCGGTCGTGGAACGTCCTGAACAGCGCGAACTCCGGCGATCCGATGTCACCCTTGCCGAAACCGGCAAAGGCCGCGCTGCCATAAAGACATTCGCTATAATCAACGGCACGCATGGTTCAAGTTGCAAACTCCATTGTTCCCCGCCCGAAAGTCACCCCGCTCTGTTTCCCCATCTTCGATCTCCCATCTCCCATCTGCTTCGTGTATCCCACCCTTGTCCGTCCCGCCACGCTCTGCCCCGCCATCTCCGGGTTGCGCCCCAGCAGCCACTTCACCAGGTTCTTGTCTTCCTTCCACGCCGGCCCGTATTGCGCCGTGAAAAAATCGTCAATCACCGGGTCCACGATCAGTTGCTGCGGTCCAAAATCATCCTTCCACCGGTGCGGATTCAGCCGCATCAATTTGGCGATGTGCGTCTGCCGCTGGATCGCCTTCAAAATCTTCAGGTCGGCGTCCTTGCGAAAGATGTTGTCCATCGCCTTCTGCACCGCCGCCGGCAGCCTGCTCAAATCCACTTCCATAATTTTCCATTCCGCACTCCGCACTCCGCACTCCGCACTCCGCACTTGGAAAACTCCGGCGGCGTTAACAACCACGCCGCCGGAGAACTCAACCCTAACTTGTCCCGGCTGCCATCACGCACCGGGCAAGATGTTTCTACGTCTGGTTCGTCGGCTCGTTCAGGCTGTCAGCCGCCGGTTCGAGGATCGTCATCAGGTTGCTCGCGTCGTCCAGCTTCAGGTAGAAGTCAATCTGCCCCGCCACCAGTGCCGTGATCGCCTGCGTCGCCGCCGTCGGCGTGAAGATCAGCGCATCCGCCGCCGTGTAGGCCTTGGTCGCGCCCAGCGTCGTCAGATACCCCGCCGCCTTCAGGTTCAGCGCGTTCACATACTGCGTCGCGCTGCCGCTGTCGCCCAGGCTGCCCGTCAGCGTGCCGTTGTTCGCGCCCGAAAACGCGAACGCCGTCACCACGTTGGCGAACACCTTGCTGATGATCGCGCCCGCCGGGATCGTTCCCGGCGTCAGCGCCAGCCCCGCCGCCGGCAGCACCTGCTGCGCCGTCCCGCTCGTCAGCTGGATGATGTCCAGATACGACAGCCGGATGATGTGTGAAAAACCCATATACGCCCGCGTCTCCGGCGGCAGCGGTATCAGGGTTCCGATTGGTAATACACTTGGCATAATTTTAGTTGGTCAATTGTTTCGTTGGTTGGTAGGGCGGCGCTGCTGCGCCGCCCCATAAATAATCACGCATCGCTCGGCGCAATCTTGCCTTCGCCGATCGGGTTCTTGCACAACAGCATGATGATCGCCTCGATCGCGCATGTGTAGGAACCGCCCTTGTATTCCGGCTGATACACCGTCGGCTTCTGGTTCCAGTGCCACGCCCACATGTCCGGGTGCAGGATGTAGGTGCGCCAGTCCGCCACCGTCGCGCTCGCCACGCCGCCAAACCCGTTGAACGCGTTCCATTTCGTCGGCACCAGCTCGCACGATCCCCACGAGCTCAAGTAGGTGCTGATCGCGCTGCCCAGCGTGGTGTCCTCCTGGTCCCGCTTCGTCACGCGGCTTGTGCTCGGCGTGTTTTGGCTGTTTGGCATGTAGAATTGGAAGTTTTCCGCCACCTGGTTCAGCGACTGCTGGCCACCCACAAAGAGCATGTTCCGGTTCTTCAGTCCCGTGGTCTGCCACATCGTCTGCAAGATCGTCTTCAGGCTGTTTTCTAGGAAGCTCGCCTTCGTGCTGCTGTAGATCTGCGCCGCGTTCGGGCGTATGGACGCCGGCACGTCGCTGTCCGCATCGGACTGCGCTGCGGTGGAAATCCACTTGCCGATGCCGCGATACATATTGCCCGTCTCGCCGTCGTCGGCATACGAGCCTTGATCCGATGCGCCGTGGCATTCCATCTGCCGCGCCAGCACCGTCATTTTCTTGGTAATCTCGCGCGCCAGCTCGTCGTTCACGCCGGCCGTGTCCGTCACGTCCTGCGCCAGCTTGCCCACGCTCGCCATCTGGACGAGGTATTGCACGCGCGCCTGCAGCTCTTTGCGTTGCGCGCCCGCCGATGTGAAATTGTCCCACGGCTTGCCTTCCGGCCATGCCACCGGCTTGGGCGTTTCATACGTGTCCGCCTGGTAATGTTTGACCACATTCACCGGCTTGTCGCCCTTCGGCAGCCGTTTGAGCAGGGGCGTTTCATGCTCGTCGGACAGGGTGATGTAATTCGCCCAGTCCGTCTTCTTGCCCACCACATTTTTCTCCAGCAACATAATTTTTATTTCTCCGTTGTTTGGTGGGGCGAGACTCTGTCGAGCCGTGACCCACCGGTTTTAACGAAGTGCAATTTTCAAACTTTCAACCCAAAGCAGCTTTCAACGTCGCTTCCATGTCTTCCGCCGTCCCGCCGGACTTCAACTTCTCGCTGGCCTCGGCCTCCTGCGCGTCCCGCCGTCCTGCGCGTGGCGATGCCCCCGGACTGCCAGCCCTCGGCGCCGCCCCCGGCGGCTTCCTGCCCGGCAAAAACAACTTGGTTTTCCCGTTCGCATCCGGCAAAGGCACGTTCTTCTTCAAGACCGTCCGCAACGCCGCGATCACATCGCCGTCCTTCGAGGCCGCGCTCAAGTGTTGCCACGCCTCCATTCCAAGCGCATAGACGCCCATGCTGAACTTCGCCGCCGGACTCCGCGCCGACAATTCCGGGATGAACTTCGAGATTTCAGAGGCCACCTTGCCCTCCGGCGTGTTCACGTCCCCGATCGTCGGGAACCGCGACTTCACCACCGGCTCGATCTTCGCCCGCGTCTCGTTGAACTGCTGCACCTGCTCCCGGATTTTCGGGGCGCCCTGCGTCAGCCAGTCGTTCACATCGTCCAGTTGCCGCCGCAATCCCTTGTCGTCCAGGCCTGCCGTCTCCATGTGTTTCTGGATCCGCTTGGCCGTCGCCTCGTCCGCGTAATCGCCGATGAATGCCCTCGCATCCGCCCGGAACTTTTCGCTCGCCGTCACCATGTCCGACAATTTCTTCTCGTCCATGCCGCCGACTCCCGGTGCCGGTGCGCCGTTTCCGCGCTGCTGCAACTCGCCGTTCAACCGTTCGACTTCCGCCTCGGCCTTGTCTGCACGCGTCTTCTGCGCCTCGCGTTCGCCCACCACCTTGCCGATTTTCTTCTCGACCAGCTTTTGGAGCGATGCCGGCAACGTGCCGCCCGTCTTCTCCCACTGGGCCAGTTCCGCTTCCAGATGCTCCGGAAGCGTTTCGGATTCCGCACTCCGCGTTCCGCCTTCCGCCCTTTCCAGATACGCCCTTTCCTCTTCGGAAAACTCGGGTGCCTGTTCGTCCGCCGCCGCGATCTCCTCCGGTGTCGTCGCCTTCGCGCGCAACTCAAACCACGCCTGTTTGTCCGCCGACCACTTTGGTTCTGCTGCTTTGTCAATGATCTGTTCCTCACCGGGCTTCTTGGTTGCCGGCTGCACTTCTTCGCCTTCAACCTTTTCTCCGGCTGGATCCGGTTTTGCAAAATCGGTGCTCAAAAGGGCAACGACGTTGTCCGGTGTTAAATTCTTTTTGTCATCGCCATTTGCCGCTGGCGTTCCACGTTGTGGAGTTTGTTCTCCGCCCTTCGCTCCTGCGGGCGACTCTTTAATTGTTTCGGCGTCCATGATTCACATGTTTCTTGTGGTAGGGCGTTGCTGCTGCGACGCCGTCCCGATTTCCGTGCGAAGTTTGATTTGCCGGAAGGCGCACGTCCCATCCGTGCATGAGATAAACCACGAAGTGTCAATCAGGTGAAGACCCCATCCCCGTTTGATGCCCGCTTTGAAGCTTTAGTGCCCGCTTTAGTGCGAAGTTTTTATCCCTCTCCGCGTTCGCATCGGATGCGAATCGGGAGAATGACGGGGTGAGGTGTCCCCCATCTGCCATCTTCAATCTTCCATCTTCTTGCTTTTCACCTTCTGACTCGCCAGCAGCCGCGCATCCCGCAACAATTTGCACACATAATCCGCATTGGCCGCCGCGCCGCTCGCGAACTGCCGCTGCTCATTGGTAAGGTTCGGCGACAGCGATCCGTCCAGTTCATTCTGCGCGTTCTCGTCCACCAGGTTCAGCACCGCCTGCCACACCGGATGATTTTCCGACACGCCGGCCAGCGCAATATCCCGCTGCAACTCCGCGTGCGCCTTCGCCCGCGCGTCCACCGCCACATACCGCCGCTGATATTCCGCCCCGGACTGTCCCGGCAGCATCCCCCGAAGTTTTGAAAGCAAGCTCATAAATCTTGGTGTCTTTGTGTCTTGGTGGTTAATTCGCCCCCTGCGGCGCCGCCGTCATCGTCTTGACGCCCAGACGCCCCACCTGCTTGTTCTGCTGCTGCTCGATGCTCATCTGCAGGTTCTTCGAATAATTCTCCATGAGCTGCACGAACCGCCCGTCCTGCTGCATCTGCTGCTGGTATTTCGGGTTGCCCTGGATGATCTGCTGCAAAAATTGCATCTTCGCGCCCGCGCTCGGGTCGTTGTCCACATATTGCGCCTCGTTGCCCTGGCTCATCTTCATCACCTGCTGCATCACGTCGTCATACACTTTTTGGCTCGCCGCGCCCTTGTCCATCAGGATCTTCGCCGCCAGCCGCGAATCAATCATCCGCACCGCGATCGCGATGAACTCGTTCCGGTCAATCGAACCCGTCACGTCCAACGGCAGCAGCTTGATGATATACTCCATCTTCTTGGCGAGATATTCCTGGTCCAGCTCCATCATGTCGAACGCCAGCCCGAACTGGATGCTCTGGATCATATCGAACGGGTCCAACTGCGCCAGCGCCGGCTCGCCCGTCACCGTCACCAGCTCCTGCGGATTGTATTGCAACGTCAGGCACGTCATGTGCAAAAGGATCTCGCTGAAGAACGTGAAAAAATCGCCGCTGCTCTTTTCCTGCTTGCTCGACGTGCTCGGCTGCGGCACGCCCGCGTCGAACAATCCAAAATAATCCGCGCGCTGCACGTGCAACATCTGGATCAGTTCCATCGCCAGCGCCGGCGGCTGTCCCAGCTCGAACAGTTTCTTGAACGAATCCGCCTGGTTGCGGCTGATCGGCACCTGCGCCCCCGGGCCGACGCGGTAATCCACCCCGCCCAATTTCGGCACGCTGATCGGTGGCAGCGTGTCGAGCTGCGCACGGTTGAACAGCATGTCCCGCTGCGTCTTCTCCTCCGCCTGCCACGTCCCGCCGATCTCGCTCACACTGCGCGTCTCCGTCAGCCCGCGCCCCAGGTTCTCCCGCTTCAGCACCACCAGCGGATATTGCCCGTGCGCGTAATCAATCAGCTCGTGCTTCGCGCAAAAATCTTCCTCACCCTTTTCCGATTTCGTCAGGTGCGGACTGAAAATAGTCTGGTAAATCTCCGTCACGCCGTCCTCGTCCGTGTTCCGTCGCAACGCATAGACGATCTCGATCCGTTCATACTGCGATTGCGTCAGCTTATACCACCGCACGCCCCCGACCACCTTGCTCGGACTCAAATTCGTGCTCGCGATCGTCGGCTGGCCGCTCGGATTGCCCCACATCGAAAGCTGCCCCTTCGTCTTCTTCGCCGCCTCGATGAAATCCGGGTCCCACCCGTCCTGCACCTTCGCGTCCAGTTCCGCCTCCGTAAAAGTCCGCCGCATGAAGTTCACCCGGCTACTCTGGATGTCCGTCGTCCCGCGCGAGCACAAAAATTCATGATACGGCCGCATCATATAGACCAGCGGCTGGTTCTTGCACACATACGGCATCGGCACCTGCACCTTGCCCTCCTTGCGCAGTTCGCGCACGTATTTCTTCGCCGTGGAAAGTTTCAGGTCCAGCAGCTTCGTGTCGTCCAGCTCCTCCTCGTAAAATCCCTTGCCGCTCATCGCCTGCTGGACATATTGCTTGTAAAGCTCCTGGATCATCACCGCCGATTCGCCGTCCAGTTCCGGCGATTCCAAAATCATCTGCGGCAGCGCCGCGAACTCCGGCGCCTGCTGCGCCAGGTTCAAGATCTGCTCCAGCGTCACCATCACCCGCCGCTTGCTCAACTCGCGTTCCCAGCCCACATACGCCACCGCGTAGCCGTATTCGCCCGTGTATTGCAACGCCAGTTCCGCCTCCAGCTCCATCGCCTTCCGATACCGCCGCTTCAGCAGCCAGTGACCCCACGCCTCCAGCGGCCCCGTCAGCGGCGACATGTCCGGGTTCACCGCATCCACCTTCAGCTCCGCGCGCCGGAACGCCGCCAGCCCCAGCGCCACCGCGTCGTTGATCGCGCCGTCCACGGCGGGAATGCGCGTATCGCTCGCGCCGTCCCACGGTTGCGCCGGCTCGCCGTTCGGCTGCCACTGGTCCCACTTGCGCCCGTCCGGCGATTGTCCCGGCCACAGGTTGCGCCGGATGTTCTCGCAAAAATTCGCGTCAAACAGCCCCTCGCCCAGCGGCGACGCCTGCTTGTATTCCTCCAGCAACAGGTCCACGCACGGATCAGGATTGCTCACCAGCTTGTCAGAATCGTCCATAGTCGTTTTGTTTTACCATCTGCCATCTGCCATCTGCCATCTTCGTTCCCGTTTGATGCCCGCTTTGCCGCTTTAGTGCCCGCTTTGGTTAAAGTCCGATCCACTCCCCGATCTCTTCCTTCCGGAATTTCCGTTCACCGATCCCGCCCGGCTGCACCGCCGTCAAACCCTTCGCCCGCACGATGTCGCTGATCGTCCCGTTCGCGTAACCCGTCCACTGCGTCACCGCCCCCAGCCCCAGCAACGGCTTCTCCCGCCACCACGCCTCATAGTTCAGCGTGTCAATCCATCCCAGCAGCCCGGCAAGCTGCCGTTTCTGATACCGCCGCTGCGTGCAACCCTTCGGCAGCACCGCGTGCAGGATGCCGTGCTCCGCGTATTTGCCGATCGTCGCCGGCGCATACCCGCACGCCACCACCTGCCCCTGCGTCAGCAGATACGGCAACTTCTGGAATTCCTCGCGTGTCATAAAAATTTCAAAATCAAACCCAATGCCTTTGCCGCATGACGCACCGATTTCAAGTCCACAAAATGTGACTCGCCCGTTGTCTTGTTTCTCACGCCAAACTCAAATCGGTGCCAGCGTTCCAGTTTCGGTTCACGCTCCAAAAGGCCGGCGTCAATTAAAGCCTGACGTTTGCGGGCCTTGGCTTCTCGCCAGCGTGCCATCTTAGCGCAAATTCGTTTGTGCCTTTCCTCTCGCAACTTGCGTGAGCGTAAGAAACATGAATTCTGTTGGCACTGCGTCATATTCTATTGTTAGGTGACGGAGCGTTAGCCTTGAATTGCTCCATCAGTTCTTTGGTTTTGAAGCCGAACCATGTTCGACCGTGCATCGTTACATTCCCGCGCCGCCAGATGCCTTCATGCCCGTGCATCGGCGATGATTGGCGACCGAGCGAGCGGTAGCACCAATCGCGGATTTCGCCATCGAGATCGCCCGTGAACACATCGAGCATCCAAGGGGTTGGCGACCATTCGCTTTTCATCAGCGCCTTTTGTTCGGCGTCACCGTAGTCTTCAGCCATTGTTTTACGATAGAGTTCAGTTCCGTCGCCTAACAAGGGCGCTGGAGACAACCCCGATTGTGCATCGCAGTTGTCCGCTTCGGATTTTAGGATTTCGGGCGTCATAGGTTCGGGGTGTCTCAGCTTCGTATGTTAGGCGACTTGAGCCATGCGACGATTTCACTCGGCAGCAGCATCCCATCAGATGTTTTTTTCCATTGGCCGCGTCCGAATAGATTCGGGTCGCTTTGACCTTTTATTCTCCAAGCCTGTTCGCAGCGGCGTTGACCGTCATCCGAATAAGCGACGACACTTTCACGACCCATGACGTATTTCCATTTCACGCCGTTGACATTGAGATTTCTACCAGGTCGCCTAACAAAGCGCCGGAGCCAACCGTGGTTGGACGTTTCATTTACGTTCGCAGGAGTTTTTGGTTTCATAAAGTTTTCAGTTCCACGGTGGCTCAGCTTTTTCGTTAGGGGTCATAGCAACGCGCCTTGGTTACATTCACGTTCAAGACGGGCGCACGCAGTCTTGAAGTGTTCCGGGTCTTTCTCGATACCCACGAAATTCATGCCGAGCCGGAGAGCCGCGATTCCGGTCGTGCCGCTGCCCATGTATGGATCGAGCACAGTGCCGCCTTCGGGCGTCTTGGCCTGCTCGATACACCATGCCATGAGGTATGCCGGTTTCTGTGTCGGATGCAGCCGGCCTTCACTCGACCAACGTGCTACGCCGTGCCACATCTTCGAGCACATCCGCACGGCCTGCCCGACGTTGCACCATGCAAGCTCACAGTCACCGAAGCAGATTTCAGACGGCTTGCCGTCGCCGCGTTTATTGAACACCAGCCAGCCACCTTTCTGCGGCAGCGAGTGGCAGAAGTATTGAGCACCCCACAGCACTTGAGTCTTGCCAACTGCAAGCCACGGTGTCGGGTCGAACGGTTGGTCATCACCCATTACCCGCTTATCCCACACCTTCGCCATTTTCGCTCCACCCCATGCTGACATCCCGCTCCAATCGGTGTTCAGATTCATTCCATACGGCGGGTCGGTGATTACCGAGTCCACAGTCGGCAGAGTGGGTAGCACGTCCAGACAGTCAGCGTTGTAGAGAGTCACATGGTTGTGACCCCTAACAAAGCGCCGGAGCGAATGAGCGCCGCGTGCGTCATTTGCAGTGGGTATGGTTTCAGTGGCGCTCATCGCTCAGCTTTTTTCGTTCTGCCAAATGACCACGCACATCGGCATCCACAGCCCGCGCTCGAATCCTTTGAAGGCGACTTCGCCACGGATGAAGCGGACGGTTGCGATGTCTTGCACGCACTCATGCCACCAGCCGGTGTTTGTTCGGGCAGGGATTAGCGCGACCACCGTGCAGCCGCGTTGCCATTCTTTGTGAGCCTTACGCACCCATTTTTGCATCGGGCGTCCATACGGCGGATTCATCCAGCACACACCCGACCACGTTTGCTCCAGCCCATCTTCGGCGGCGGTGTAGTGGTTCGCGCAGAGTGCGTTCTTGTGAGTGCTTGCCACGTCGAGCGTGAAGCCGAACTCTTTGTCGAGAGGTTTCCAGATGCTATCGGGCGTCCCGTATTCTACCGATTTTGCATTGAACCATGATTGATCTACACGACGTTTGGCAGAACCAAGCGGCGCAGCCAACGGCGGGATCGCTGGTGGTTCAAGAGTCGTTGTGTTTTCGGGAGTCATTTTTTATTCGCCGCCGTTGCTGGCCTTTGCGTTCGGCGGCGTTAGCGGGTGGCGTTTCCATTTCAGCCAACAGTCATCGCCCAGCATGACGCCGCTTGGCCTCATTGGTATTTGCACGGTAATGGTTAGTTCGTCTGCGTCACACCCCACCACCACCCCGTAAATTTCGATTATGGACGCGCTCGCCGCCGAACAAGTCATTGGAGCGCAATCGGCAGTGGCCTTGGCATTTTGGTCGTTGTTTTCAGTCATAAAGTTTCAAGGTTTAGAGTGAGCCTTCGCACCTGCCGATGGCTCAATTCCATCGTTCGGCGTAACCATTCTCTGCCGCAGGCCGGCGAGTGCATGAGCCAGTTTCACCGTTTGGGCTTTCGATGACGGCGAGAGTTCTTCGTAGCAGCCAGCTATCGCCGCCGCAGCAGCGTCTATTTCAGCCACCATGATTTCACGATCCGAGGACGCCGAACCAGTCGCCGGAGCCAATGACGGTTGGCCGTCGCAGTTCCGCTTCGCGGTTGTGAGATTTAGTTCCGTCATGGCTCAGCTCCGAATGTTAGGGGCTTTCGGCGCTTCGATGGTTTTGCAGCCAGTGGCAGTTTCGCATTCCTTTGTATTGCACCACCAGCTTCCGCCGTGTCCGCCACACTGGTAGCACGGTTTCATTTCGCCTGGGTGATACCACAGCGGGTCGTCCTCGTAGCCGTCGAAGTATCCATCTTCGCATCCAGCGCCACACTCCACCCATTCCATTTCGCCGTTACAAAGAGCGCAGATCATTGAGCCATCAGAGCCACGATACATCGCCCCTAACAAATCACTGGAAGCAACGGCGGGTGTCCGTTGCTCTTGAGTTGTTGGCGATGCGGTAGTCATTGGTTTTTCGCGCCGTGCTTCAGTTCGTCGTTAGGGATAGTGGCGAGCGCGTGATATACATGACAAGCAGGGCATGTGTGCTTGTCGTCCGGCCCACCGCCTCCGCAGGTGCAGCACTGCATTACCGCCATGCTGATTTCTCTGTGCGAGTATCGCGGGTCACTATCCCTAACAACGCGCTGCACCGCAACAGCCGGTGTCCCTTTCACGTTCAATGTCTTACTCATTTTCATTCCTTTGGTTGCGCGCCACCACTGCCGCCCCCGGCTGTGGGTGAGCTTGGTCGTTAGGCGGATTGACGCTTTTGGCTATAAACCATACATCGTCACGGATTGCCAGAAGTTGCTGGCATGATGGTTCGGATGTTGGGATAGGTGAGTTGCCGATTTGGTGAGCAATCTCAGTGAGCATGTCGGCGATATAACGCAGGCGATGACCTGCCGACGCCGAGGTTATTTGATCGTGTATTCGCATAGATTTTATTTCAGTTATGAGCCATCCGCCTAACACCGCGCTGGAGCCAACGGCGGCTGCTCCTTGCATTGAGATTTCAGTGATATTCATAGGTTTTTGTTTTTCGCGCCGTGGCTCAGCTTTGGATCGT